CATTTGTTCGCGTTAACCGAGCTTACATCCGGGCAACTCCACAACATCTATTAACTACCAGTCGATCCTATTTCGACCCCATCATAAGCACACTCGGTAAATGTGTTTATGGTGGAGTCGCCGGGTACCGCCCCCGGGTCCTGTATAGCGTTTGAATTGCTTCAACGTTACATATATATTTATACAGTCTTTTTAGATAGAAGTCAAGAGAAGAACGTAAATTAAATAACAAGTATAATGTGCAGTTTGATCTACTGACTGTGCTATCCAATATACAGTTTGGTCTGTTGTCCATTTACATTTCTTGATTATCTTAGTTTTAATGTAATCAATAACAAAATGAAGTACGTAGTCTAACAATGCTATTAATATAGACATAACAACATTATTAGTTAATAGAGCTATAACTATAAAAGTAAGTCCGGCGTGATCGGCCGCATGGATATATCCCTTAGGACTTCTAAGGTTACTTTTATCTCCAGGAGTCTTTCGAAAAGATTGCATTGCCAAGTCGGCAATGGCATGTTTAACAAATAGTCCATATAGAATTATTAAACCTTCCATACTCTGGACTATCCTTTACTGTTCTGGTGTGTGAATGATTGCTATATCAATTGCCACAGGTTTGCCGTTATGGTCGTCAAGTTCATAGTCAATGACCATGCCTTCGACTACTTTCTTTACGCCTGCTTTACGAAACTCTGAAATGTGTACGAACAAATCTGCTTGTCCTTCATCACGTGATATGAATCCGTAACCCTTTACGTGATTGTACCATTTTAATTTACCCTGCTTCATGTGTTGCCCTTCTTAAAGTATACAGGGCGTAAAAATAACTCTTACGCCCTGTAGTATTTATTACATATTATTTTTTTTATCTTGGATTTCAGCTCGCTTTGCTTTTGCAAGTTTACCCATTTCGCCTAGAGCTTTTCTTGCTCTAGCCGCGGCCGCTTTAGTACCGCCTTCAAATTTTTCGTTCTCTGCTAGGTACGATTCGTACTGTGCAACGATTTGTTCATGTATTGTTGACATCTTTATCTCCTTTTAGTTAATCTTTATGCCGGTTGTTGATTCAATGTATTGGTCTGCCATTCCTTTTTCAGTCTTAGCAATAAACACAATAGTTGATAGATTGATATCTAGTTCGCTATCGCGTCCAACAGTAAAGGTAAATGGCACCATGCCAATTCCGTCTTTAGTCATAGTAAGAGCCATAGGCTTCTTAACTTTCATTGAATCTATTTCTTTTTTAATCAAGCGAGCAATTACTTCTTCACCTGCTACAGTTTTAAAACTAATTGTATCACCTTCTTTATAACTTACTTCTAATAACATATTTTATCCTAAACTTTCGCCTGTTCCGTTCCAACCAGTATTTTCGATATAGGAAACTAATGCTTCGTAGCCTCCAATATGTTCACTACCAATAAAAACTTGTGGAGCAGTTCTTGGTGCTGGTAAACCCTTTTCTTCAAAGAGTGTCATAAGTTCGCTTGGCTGTATATCTGTACCAAGTGTTAGCGTCCTATATTTGATCTCCATCTTATCAAATAAAGCCTTTGCTTTTACGCAAGAAGGACAATGAGGCTTGCTATAAATTACTACATCTTGCAGTGTCATAGACTGAATCCTTTCAGTGAATCCTTATCTACATCTTGTTTGATACCGCCGATGATATACGACTCTACTTCAGTCTCTTGTGGAGCCACTTGTAATCCTGACGAACTCAACCAATGTTGTGTCCAAGGTAGTGGGTTAGTATTAAGCGGACGATCATAAATGGGTTTGTAACCTAATGCTTTAAGCCTACGGTTAGCAATATATTCTACATAGTGATACAACAGTTCTTCGTTAAGTCCGATGATAGCACCGTCCTTAAACAAATAGTCTGCCCACGCTTTTTCTTCGTTAACGCATTCACGCCACATGTCTAATACTTCTTCTTCACACTCTTTAGCAATATCAGCAAACTCTTTATCGTCAAGTCCTTTGATCCAATTCTTAAGAATAGAAGTTGATAGGTTCAAATGTGTTGCTTCGTCTCTTGCAATCAACGAAATAATTTTTGCACTGCCTTCCATAACTTTGGATTCAGCAAAGGCAAATGTGCAAGCAAAGGAAACGTAGAAACGTAGTCCTTCAAGAATGTTAACATTGTGCATTGCTAAAAATAGTTTCTTCTTAACATCACGCATGTTACCTTCTTTACGATGGATGTAAGCATCCGCCGCTTCTGTAAATGCATCGTAGTTTTTAGTAACTGCGGTAGCACGTTTTAGAATTTCTTTATCATCTAAGATTGTATCAAAAACTTCAGTAGGATCTGCATAAACGTTCTTCATAATATGTGTATATGAACGTGAATGAATAGTTTCAAAGAAGTCCCAAGTAACAATACAACCTTCTAGTTCAGGTAGTGATACGTGTGGCAAAAAAGCCAAACTAGGACCACGTCCTTGTACACTATCAAGTAATGTTTGATACTTTAAGTTACTAGTAAAAATATGTTTCTGTTCTGGTCTAAAGTCAGCAAAGTCTGCTCTGTCTTTTTGCAAACTGACTTCCTCTGGTCTCCAAAAATATCCTAGCATAGTTTGATTCAATTTGTCAAACTCTGGGAACTTAAACACATCATAACGCTGTGTGTTTTGATCAGGTCCAAAGAACATTGTGCTCTTGGTAAAGTCTACCTTCTCTTGATTAAATACTGTTTTTGCCATCTCTTTTCCTTTATCTCATAACTCTACTATAATAACATCATTGTATCAGCGTGTCAACCTTTAAATTGCACATGCCTCACAATGTTCTTCATACTCTTCGTCTGATCCTGTGAATTCATCTCTAGCCACCGGTTGTTGTTTTGCATCATCAAATGCTATTTCACCGTCTGTCTTATAATCATAAGTGTTTTGGTAGTATGATGTCTTCCATCCATACTTATACGTGTTTAACAAATCACCTATCATAACACTCATTGGCACTTCATTATTGTCAAAGTGTGTTGGATTGTAACTCCAGTTACCACTAATTGCTTGATCAAAGAACTTCTGCATTACTGCTACAATATTAATATAACCTTCGTTACTTGGCATATCCCATAACAATGTGTAGTGTTGCTTTAATGTAGTATACTGTGGAACAACCTGCTTAAGAGGCCCTTTTTTGCTTTTCTTAACGGACAAGTAACCTCTAGGTGGTTCGATTCCGTTTGTTGCGTTCGACACAACGGAACTGCTCTCTGAAGGCATTTGTGCGGACAATGTGCTGTGCCTAAGGCCGTGCTGTTGTATGTCTGTGCGTAAAGTATCCCAATCATATTTTAATTTAAAGTCTCCTAACTCATCAACTTCTTTTTTGTAAGTATCGATTGGCAGTATGCCATCACTATATTTAGTTTGTGCAAAGTAATCACATGCTCCACGTTCTTTTGCAAGTTTGTTTGATGCTTTTAACAAATAGTATTGAAAGGCCTCTGTCAAATCATGTACTTTCTTCCAAGCTCTTTTATGATTATATGCTAATTGATTTTTAGCAAGATAGTGTGCAAGTCCAATATAGCCTATACCTAAACTACGTCTTGCTTTAGTTGACTTCTCAGCCGCCTTAATAGGATACTTTTGATAATCAATAATTTCTTCTAATGCTCTTACTGCTAGTTCACATAATTCTTCTAAGTCATCTAAGTCTTTGATAGTACCTACGTTAATAGCACTTAGGATACACAATGCAATTTCACCTTCTTCATCATCAATATGATTAAGTGGCTTAGTAGGCAATGTAATCTCTTGACATAAGTTACTCATATATACTTTGTCTTTGAATGAGCTGTGTGTATTACAGTGATCAACATTCATAATATAGATACGTCCTGTTTCAGCACGTTCTTTAATTAATGCACTAAACAATTCCATAGCAGGAATAGTTTTCTTTTTAATACTTGTAGCACGTTCATACTTTTCATATAGCTCTTGGAATTCCACAGGGTCGCCAAAGTATGCTTCATACAATCCTGGCACATCGTGTGGCGAGAAAAGAGTAATGTTGCCACTGGTCAACAATCTTTCATACATAGTTTTATTAAGCTGAATAGAATAATCTAACTTACGTACACGATTGTCTTCTGTACCTTTGTTGTTCTTTAGCACAAGGATGTCTTCAATCTCTTGATGCCAAAAAGGAAAATGTGTTGTAGCACTTCCGCCACGTACACCATTCTGTGTACAACAACGTACAGTTGCTTCAAACTTTTTAAGGAACGGAACTACACCTGTGTGTGCAACTTCTCCTCCTCTGATTTTGCTGTTGACTCCTCTGATACGTCCTGCGTTAATACCGATACCAGCTCTTTGAGCTGTGTATCTACCGATGGACATGTCTGACGCAAAGATCGAATCGAGCGTGTCGTCACTGTCAACAAGCACACAAGAGGCAAACTGCCTAACTGGAGTACGCACTCCGGCCATGACCGGCGTTGGGATATTGATTTTAAAAAGTGAGGTCGAGTCATAGTATCTCCTTACATAATGTAACCTATCTTCTTTTGGATAGTTGGCAAAGAGTGTTGCCGCAATCATCATGTACATGTGTTGTGGAGTTTCAAATAACTCTCCGCTTGATCTATCTTGGACAAGATATTTGTCCACTACCTGACGCAGACCTGCGTAGGTAAAGTTCTCATCACGCTTGTGATGGATATATGAATCTAGTTTTTGTAATTCATCATCGTTATAAGATTCTAATATTGCACTATCATAAACACTACGATCAATATTTTTCTTAATCATTTCTTTTAAAGTAATTTTTTCGAAGCCACCGTAAACATCTTTATAGACTCCATACAGTAATAGTCTTGCCGCCGCATATTGATAATTAGGTTGTTCTAGTGTAATTAGATCATTTGCTGATCTAACTATTAGATCTTGTATTTCTCTAGATTTCATTCCCTCTGCAAACTGGATGCCTGCGTTCATTTGTATTAAACTACTACTAACTCCTGCAAGCCCTTCGCATGCAAAGTTAACAACTTTATGTATTTTTTGGATATCTAACGGAACCAGTGTTCCATCTCTTTTAAGAATATTTAGGTTTTGCTTCATCTTACTTCACTTCCTTTATTTAAAAAATATTTAGTGTAACGGAGGCAGTTGAATCACCTTTTGTGATACAATGCCTTCTGGTATTAAATTGCTTGTGAATACTTCGTTGTTGTATCCTAAAACAATACTTCCGTCCAAATACACTAGGTACATGTTAACGTCTTTGTTTATGTCCTTACTGATATGTATCTCCACTTTGGCCTTACTAAAACGATCTGTTAACTGTAAAGTATAGGCGCATAATAGTGCAATTTCATACTCAGTAAATGAGCTGTTCTCGATTAAGTGCCAAGGTTCTGCCACACTATTTGGATCCCATGCGTTCGTCTTTCGTGAACTACGTGGTAAGTCCTTAACAAACTTGCTTAAAAGCTCAAAAGGTTGAGCTGAAGATTCAAGTTCATCTCTTAAATCTTTCCAGACTTTTACTTTGTCTTCAAATTTTAATTCATACATTAACTTCGAACTTTGATTTTGTAGTTGAATTCACCTTGATCATTTATTATAGAGTTTAACATAGAAACCACTATCGTGTCAACCCCTGATTGTCCATCTGCGTTAATTGTAGCGGCAGTAAAGGTCAATGCGGTTTCGTAGTTGCTATCACCCTGATATGTATGGTCGTCTACAAAATTTAAAGTATTGGTTCCTACATCTAGCATAAATTCCATTGTGCCGCTTCTTTGAGCGTTAGCAACAGAACTACTATATGTATAATCAATATTGTATGTCCGACTGTAGTCACCTGGAAGTCTAAAGAAGTAAGTGGACGATGATGCCTCTTGGACTTCTAGACTGTTAAGGCCGCCAAGTGTAGCGTTT